GTGGTAGGGGTGGTATTATCCCCCCATCTGCGGGAGATTTTATGACAGGATATGTTAAAGGTTATCGAAATTGGACTGCACCTAATCCCGACCAATTAATTGAGACTGATAAAGTATATTGGAGACATGATTGGTTATGAGTAGAGTAACAGTAAATATACCGGAAGGTGTTTCGGGTGATTTTGAAATAGCACATTATACTAATGAAACTACTGATAATAATTGGCTTATGTATTTACAAATGAAAAATGAATCTTTTGATACATATACTGTATTATTAAAAAAAGGTTGTCCTATGCCTATTATGCAAGATTCTTTGGCAGAACATAATGAACACCAATGGCTTTGGGATAATGCAACAGGAGATGTATTGATTGGTGGTCTAGGAATAGGTTTAGTGCATCAAACATTAATGGATAATCCCGATGTAACTTCTGTAACTATAATAGAAAACAGTCAAGATGTAATAGATTTAGTGTGGGATAACTGCGTTAAAGATGATACTTTTACTTTAATAAAAACAGATATAGAAACTTGGACTCCACCGGCAGATTCTTCTTGGGATGTGGCTTGGTTTGATACATGGTTAATAGATAATCCAATGAACATAAAACAATACAAAGAATTAATGTATGAAAAATATGGAGACTACGTTACTACAATGGGTACTTGGGAATCATAATACTCCTTAAATACCCTATGATGTAATGGTACAGTATGTCAGAAATGATGGAACATCCCGCATGGATAATGTGGGAAGAAGCGTTGAGTGAAGAAATAGTGAATGAAATAATTGAGGCGGCAAAGGAAGCCGAGCCTCAAGCGGCATCTACCTTTAGAACAGGTGAAGGTAAAGAAGATAGCCACAGGAAAACACAAATAAGATGGTTACAGGATGAAAAATACAAACCTCTTACAGAACAAATGATGTGGTATATAGAAAAAGCAAATGAACATTTTGGTGTAGAAGTATCTTATTTACCACCATTACAATTTACAGAATATATGGATATAGGCTACCACTATGGTATGCACCACGATATTGATTGGAACAGACAAGATGGTATGCACAGAAAAGTAAGTATTGTCGTACAACTATCAGACCCCGAAGATTATGAAGGTGGCGAATTAACATTTAGTCATACTCAAAATCCCGACCCAATAGCACTTGCTAAGAAAGGTACAGTAATATGTTTCTTATCTTATTATGAACATGGGGTTGCACCTATTACTAAAGGTAATAGAACAAGTCTAGTAGGATGGGCCGAAGGTCCACGTTGGAAGTGATTTATTGAGAACAGGTAAAATAGTGTATATAGCGCCCGAAAAGTCATATACTAATGTAAACATTGAAGAGACACTTCATGGGTTCAAGGTCTACAGGAAGGGTAGTGATAGGGCATTTACTGTTATACCACACTCTGCCGTTAAACAAGTAATATACGAGCGTGAATAAAATGAGCAATAATACAACAGCAGAAACGTGCATAAATGCACTAAATGAAACAATAGACTGTATACCTTTAGACACATCCTCTTTGTTCGATGATATAGAAGTTGTACTTCTTGCAGTAGCCGCATTATTAGGTATACTTGCATGGGGTATGAAAAAATATAAATCATTAAACGCAGACGGAAAAATAACTCTTGATGAGGTTATTGATTCTTTAGGTGAAATAAAAGAAAAGGCTAAAGAAGCAGAAGCAGAAATAAAGAAGATAGAGAAAACTCTTGATTCACACAATGTTGCTGAACTAAAAGAAATGTTAAAAGAAGCAGGTCTTTCAGTAAAGGGCAAAAAAGCAGACCTTGTGGCTCGATTAGAAGCACACATGGG